TTATTAAGGGAGTTGATAATGAAGTTTATCCTTGTAAAAAGGATATATTTGAAAAGACTTATGACTATGAAAAGTAAAAGATGAAGCTAGTTATTTTTATTTAATTAGTATTATAATACTTACATTTTTTTTAGTATTAGCTTTATTTATTTAAGTAAGTTTAACAAGGTAAGGGCATTGTGTTCGCTTTAGTAAAGGCTTAAGCACAGCATCAACGATCCAAGTGGAAGAGAGATGCAAGCAGGAAGCGAGTAGCTGTTAATTATAAAGTATTTACTCTCGTGTTTGGATTTATACTAGTAATACCTTTTCCAAACCATCCCTTGCCTTGTTAAGTTTGTTTAAAGTGGTGTGCTAACGACTCATCATGGTGCAGGTTGCATTGGGGTATATCCCTATTGTTAAGTATGACAAAACATAAAAATAAAGTTAGAAAGCACAGGAGAAGAGGTAAGTTTATTTATGATGATAAATGGGGTTTTAAACAAAACTTTGTTAAAGATTATCAAGATAAAAAGAAGTTTAAAGAATTTAAAAAAGAAAATAGATTTGATATATTATTGTACAAGGAGGAGTAAGCATTGGAGGTTGATCACCTTTAGTTACTGTGACAAAGCGATTATATGAAAAGTATAATCTGGGTACTCCACCTTTAGTTATTAATTAATTTAAGAAAAATAATTATGAATACAAAAAAACTATATGACAAAGCAACAGATATTTTATACACAAAAAGGTTTTTTATTCCCGGTGTTTCTTTTACAAGTGATAAGTCAACCCATGAAATAGAAAAAGAAAATAAACAGAAAAAAGTTAAATATGATAGATTAGGCAAAGAATATAACAGATTAATGGTGAAAGCATTTAATTTAAAATAATAAATTATGATTTCATATATATTTAGTTTTATATTTATTGGTATGGGGATATTTTTTGTAGTAGCTATTATAGCTATGGAAATAGATAAACATTTGTACATAAAACGCACAAGAAGAATAATGAAAGAAATGGGTAAAAAGTATTTAGAAGATTGGGAAAAATTTACAAATTTAATATGAAAACAACAAAAAGTAATAAAATAAAACCAACAATAAGACAAAGAAAAGCCTTTGAAAAAACCATTGAAAACTATGGAAATGTTAGTAAATCAATGAGAGAGGTTGGATATTCAAAAAATACAGCAAAAACACCAAAAACTTTAACAGAAAGTAAAGGTTTTAAAATGCTAAGTGAGGAGTATCTACCAAATCATAAATTATTGACTGCTTTAAGTGATGACATTGAAAAGAAACCACAAAACAGAAAAGCTGAATTAGAACTTGCTTTTAAAATAAAAGGTTTGTTATCAAATGACAATCAAGCAAATGTACAAATTAACATTGCTAGTTTAATAGATAAGTATAGAGAAGAGTAGTGAAAGTAAACAACAGTATGTTTGAAGAAATATTATTTAATTATCTGAGTATTACAATTTTATATTATAAACATAGTTTTGATTTATCCTTTATTCCACTTAGTGGACGATAGGGGTGCTAGCTGGCGACACCTTTATAAATTTCAATTGTAATTTCGGTTAAATAGAAATATACATTAGTTTTAATTAAAAAGCAAATTTATAGATTCAAAAGATATAAAAGAACTTGTTGATGATTATGTTAGTAACCATGAAGAGACATTAAAAAGTCTTAATAGGTCTTATAGAAAGGGTAGCATGGCTCTTCAACTTGAATATCCGGAAGATGGTATCTGTAAAACAATTATGAGCATTAGTGTTAAAACAGATAACTTTAAAGACAATAACAACATTTCTTTTTACAAAAAGGACTTAGAAGCTTTAATTAGTAATAATTTAGATAAAATAGATTCTTTAAAAGAATATTTATTTTGTAGAAAATAATATGAATGAAACAAAAGAAATATTTATGAAAGTACCATACTATAATATTAGATGGGTTTTTGATGAAAAAACAGAATATCGTATATTTAGTCTATTCAGAGCATTTCTAATTCCTTTGGAAAAAAACAATTGTGAATATGTTAGTAATTCTTTAAAAGTTGAAGTTAAAGATACTTTAACAGGTGAGTTAATTACTAAATTTGATGGTAAAACTGTATATCCATATTTTCAAGGTTCAAATGGTAAAAAGTGGGATCAATTAGAAGCAACCTTTACGATTGATGTAGATACAAGTAAAGGTTATAAGTTATGCAATGTTAAACCTTTATATGAAGACTTTGATATTGCTTTAAAAGAAATTGAAGTATCTTCTTTTGAAGAAGTAATAAAACACTTTAAGTTTAAAATAAGTAGTTATCAGTGTGATATTGATATTTTGAATAGATTTAAAGCCACACAATCCTCTGTAAGAGATTTAAAAAGATAGTTTAATATACTTTGGTAGGACGGCAGGTTTTGAGACTGTTTGTCGAGGTTCAAATCCTTGTGAGGCAACAAAAATATGCAAGAAGATCAAATAAAAAAACTAATAACTGATAAAGAGTGGCGAATGTCTCATCTGTATAAGATCGTTGATACTAATAAGCAACAAGTAGTATTTAAACCAAACAAAGCACAAAAGCATTTCAATGATCACAAAGCTAGTAGAAATATAATATTAAAGTCTAGGCAATTAGGATTCACTACATTTGAAGCAATTGATATGCTAGACGATGTTTTGTTCAATAAGAACTTTGAAGGCTTGTTCATTGCTCATACAAAGGACGATGCAACTGATATATTCAATAAAAAGATTGATTATGCTTGGAAGCACTTCGACAAAGAATTAAAACCAATGTGGAGAATTGAGAAAGATAGTGCTATGAAGTTAAAGTTTGATTTAGGTGGAGATCTGTTTTCGTCAATTACTGTTGCTAACTCTGGCCGTTCAGGTACTTATAACAGGGTTCATATATCAGAATATGCTAAACTATGTGCTTTGTTTCCTAAAAGAGATGTATTGGCTGGTACTATACCAACATTACATACTGGTAGTAGGTTTGATATTGAGAGTACAGCAGAGGGAATGGGTGGAAACTTTTCAGATATGTTTTGGGATTCTTGGACTCATCCGGTTATAAAGCATGAATCACAAATAAAAGCACATTTCTATAACTGGACATGGGACGAAAAAGAATTAAACAAAATAGAACACCCTTTTCCTACTCATGAGATGGACAACTCCATTGTATTCAGAAAGTTACAAGAACAATATAAGTTTTCAGATATTGAAATAACATATTATTATACTAAATGGATTGCTTTAAAAAAAGACTGGGATATGTTACATCAAGAATATCCTATAACACCGGAAGAAGCTTTTGTTTTCTCAGGTTCAAATTACTTTGATCAAGAAAGAATTAAGAAATATATAGCTTTATCAGAAAGACCAAAGTATATTGGAGAGATTGAAAGAGTTAATAACGAAATCAAGCTTGTAATGAAAGAAGATGGTCATTTAATGGTATGGAAAGAACCAGAGCCTTACAGCTCGTATACGATAGGTGGGGACACAGCAGAGGGTTTACAGGGTGGAGACTACCAAGTATTAGTAGTATTAAATAATAAGACATTAAAAGTAGATGCAAAGTATAAAAGTCATATTCCCCCTGATGAGTTGGCTAAAGTAGCTAATTCGTTAGGTTTATGGTACAACAAGGCTTATTTAGGTATAGAAGCGAATAAAGATGGACTGTGGGTTAATACCGAATTGTTTAAGCTAGGTTATCCTAACTTGTATTTTAGAGAAGAATTTGATAGCATTGCAAATAAAGTAAGTCCTAGGATTGGTTTTAAGACAACAATGCAAACAAGAGATGTCATTTTGACAGAATTAAAGAACATGATAAACAACTATGAGGACATTTGGACAAACAGAGATTTCCTATATGAATGTATGACTTTCATCAGAAACAAGGTAGGTAAACCAGAAGCTATGCACAAGAAACATGATGATGAGATTATTGCAACAGCAATTGCTTATTTCATAAGAAAGAATGTACCAGTTGAATTTGAAAAGCCAGTTGATCAAGCACAAACATCATTAGAATATGTAAAGGCTAGACTGGAAAAGATTCATGGGAATAAGAGCAATCAAGATTTTCAACATATATTTAATTAAAATTATTATTTAACACTCGCAACATTATGATATGACAAATACAGTTAAAGATAAATTAAAAGATCAAGATAATATTTCTGTCCCTTCTAAGTCTCTAACAGACGAAGAAACAAAAGTACAAAAGTACCTTGTAGATAGATTGGGTATTTTAAAGCAAACTAAACAAAGTATTATTGGTAACATAGACTTTGAACAAATAATGCGTAGTGCTGATGATGAATACCAACCAACTAATTTAAGTGAAAAAGCTGGTAAATCAGGTAACATAATGCTAGTTCAAGATGAAATTAAAGGATTAAGAGGCTCAAGAATAGTTCCCTTTGGTTCAGGTGCCGATGATGAGGCTTGGAGATCAGACTTATCAGAACCTACATTGTTTGTAAAGATACAAACTGCTTTGTCAGTAATTATAAACCAGAACCCTGAAGCATTCTTTAAAGCTACATCACCTAAGTTTAAAAAGACAACTTCACTTGCAAAGTCTTTGTGGAAGAGAAACTGGGCTATATCTAATGCAAAAGATCAATGGAGTATGTTCATTTTCAATCTAGCTAAGTATGGCTGGTCAGTTGGACGTACTTATCCAAGACAAGAAAGGTTTAAAGTTCAAATACTAGACGAATTAGATGTTGATTCCCCTGATAAGAACAAATATAAAGAAACTGATATTACACAATTCAATGATGTTTATAGGGAAACACTAGATCCTTATAGAACTTGGATTGATGATATGACTAATCTAACAGATCCATGGAGTACAAAAGATTGGTATTTTGAAAAGGATTATACTATTGATGACTTTAGAGAGGGTGGGCAATTCTTTCAATATAAAAATGCAGAGTTCGTAAAAGCAACAGGTCGTTTATACAATGAAGCTGATTCAGACAAAGGAAGACCAAACCAACAGACTGATGAAAGAACTGATGTTGTTACAGTTGGCTTCTATGAGTGCACAGGTATTAAAGATTTATATTGTATTTGGATTCCAAAACAAAACTTACCATTGTTTATCTCGCCATTACCTAATGATGACAAGAACTTATCTTTATTTTGGACATATTGGAATATGCGAGATATTCGTACTCCTTATGGAATAGGTTTGTTTGAAATACTAAGACAAAACAAAGTAATGTACGACAGATTAGAGAATATGGATATTGATCAATTGACTATGTCAATCTATACAATGCTGTTTGTTGATAGCAATATGGCTAATGGAGACAATGTATTTAAAATAAAACCGAATGTTATTCACAAAAAAATGCCAGGTACAAATGTTCAACAAATACAGATTGCTAGAAGTGATAATGCAGCAGCTATTCAGTTTCAATTAGATAGAATGGACGAGAATACAGGTATTACACCAACATTACAAGGGCAAGTAACTGGTAAGACTTTAGGAGAGGTATTACAAGCTAAAGATTCAGCATTAAAACGATTAAACATTCCTTTAGAGAACATAGCAAATGCTATGTCAAGAGATGCACAATTAACTCTTTCATGGATGAATCAGATCTATTCTATCCCAGAAGTAAAAGAATTTGCTTCTCCTGTTGAATTGGTAGAATACGAACAAGAAAATGGACTTGAAGCATCAGAAACTATGAGTACAAAGAATGGTAAATTAAGTGCAGACTTCTTACCAGTCCTAGAATTACAGTTAGAGAACAGAGATGGAGAGCTAATGGAGACAAAAGAAAATAGATTCTTTAAATTAGGTATTGATATTGATACAAGTCAAGTAAAATGGGACGGAATTGTTAAAATTGAACCAAAGTCTTTGCTTTCTCCTTTCCCTGAACTAGAAAAACAAAGTAAGATGGAGTTGTTTAATATTATAATGCCAGTAGTTGAGAAGATAGTTGCTTTAGTTCAAGAGGGTAATGTTCCAGCTGCTTTAGCTTTCTACAAACCACTAGTTCAAGTATTAGAAGCCAACGAAGAGAAACCAGAGGACTGGATACCAGAAA